ACACCATCTCTTCGACCGCTCAGGCGAACCTCGAGGCGAAGAATATCAGCTACTACTCAAGCCTCAAAGGAGTCGGCGCGACGCGCACAGCGCAGACCTCAGGCGGCTTCGACATTGAGCTGGTCGTGACCGGTGCTTGGTTTAAGGCTCGCATGGAAGAGGCGACCGCCAGACTGCTTCTCAATCGTGCCAACTCGGGTGACCGAGTGCGCTACAACGACCGCGGCTTCCGCCAGATCGACGGCGTGAATGCTGGCGTTCTCCAGACGGCCGAGGGCCTCGGACACATCAACGATGAATCGAGCGAGCTGGTGGGTACACGCCGCTCCGATGTGTCTGGTGCCGATGAAGCCAGCGGGACCTATCGTTTCAGTTTCGGCGGCACGTATTCGGGACGCGTCAAGGACGTTGTGATTCGCGGCACCGTGGCCGTCGATTTTGTCACTCTTTCAGCATAAGGATTGAACCATGGCAGCAGGACAGAGCAAGACTTGGAACCTCGCACAGTGCGTCTTCGCGCTCGATGGTGTACCGCTTGAGGGCTTCGGTCCAGATGATGCGGTCACGGTCGTTCCGAATGACGACATATGGACCACTCAAACCGGTGCCGACGGCGAGGAGACTCGCTCGGCAACCAACGTTCGATCGGGCACAATGACGATCACGCTGATGAGCACGTCGCTCTCAAATGACGCGCTCAACGCAAAGCTCCAGCTCGCCCTCGCGGTCGGCATCGGAGACCGTTTCAGCGTGTTCATTAAGGACCTCAATTCGGGCGACCAGGTGGTGGCTGCTCAGGCCTACATCGAACGTGACTCCGACATGAGCTTTGGCAAAGAAGCATCGACCCGCGAGTGGACCGTGCGTCTGCCGCGATACCAACGCAATCACGGCGGCGCTGTTAGCTAGCTAAAACACAGAGGCAAACGACCATGCCGATCACTCCCAAAACACGCGAGCTCGAAGACGCCGATGGCGTCGAGCACGTGTACTCAATTCTTCCGCATCCCGCCGAGGAGGCGCTCGAGCTTTTACCAAAAGTCGTTCGCATTCTCGGCGAGGTGTCGGGACCACTTATCAACGCTCTACCTCGCGGGCAGGAAGCGCCCTCAGACGTGACCAACATGACCGAGCTGGGCGCAAGCGTCGCGGGCGATGTAGACGGCGAACAATTGTCGAAAGCGCTCGTCGCGCTCGCCAACGAGTTCGTCGCCGCCGGCGGTGCGAAGTTCTGCAAAGAGCTTCTGAAGTACACCACGAGGCGGACACCCGGGGTCGAGGGCGAGCAGAAAGTTGCCGTCGAATTCGGCAAGGTTTATCAAGCAAATTTCGGTGAGCTGGCGAAGGCGGTGCTGTTCGCCGTGGAGATTAACTTCGCCCCCTCACTGCGCGACAAACTCGGAAGCGGAGGTTCACTCGAAAAGATGCTCTCGCTCGTCAAGCGCAGCGTCTCGTAGAAGAATCCGATGTTCCATGGGTCTTCTGGCGACCCGTGCGACATGGTTTGGCGCGCTCAATCCTCGAGGTGCGACGAGAATGGACACTCGTCGATCTCCTCGAGGCTCACCAAGCGCTCGATGTGGAAGCGGACATCGAGGAGCTTGTCGCCAGGGAGCAGGAACGCCGCTTAACGCAAAGCAAGTGAGACACCAAAATGACGACAGTTCGCGAGCTTGCAATCAACCTGGCGTTCGATGCTGACACGCGCAAGATGGCGCAGGTCGACGACAGGCTCGAGGACATCAAAGACGAGGCGAAGCGTGGAGACTCGGCCGTCAAAGGCATGGGCAAAACGCTTCGCAACGTCTTTGTCGGTTTGGGCATCGGTGCCGCCGTTGCGATGATCGGTCGCAAGATGGTCGGGACAATTTCAAAGTTCCAGCAATTGCGCGCACAGATGGAGACGATCGAGGGCTCAGCCGAGAAGGCCGAGTCGGCGTTCAACATGCTCCAGGAGTTCGCGAGCACTACGCCGTTCCAGCTCCAGAATGTAGTCGAGAGCTTTGCCCGGCTTCGCGCCGTCGGCCTTGAGCCAACGATGGAGGACATGACCGCAATGGGGGACATCGCCGCAGGCATGGGTAAAGATGTTCTCGACTTCGCCGACGCGGTGACCGCGGCGACCACGGGCGAAGCCGAGCGCCTCAAGCAATTCGGCATCATCATGAGGACGCAGGGCGAGCAAGTGAAGATCTCGTTCAAGGGGCAGACCCAGACGATCAAGAAGGACGCGACTGAAATCAGCCAGACCTTGTTCGAGTTGGGGCGCGAAAACTTCGCCGGAGGCATGGCCCGACAGGCAGGCACGATTGGCGGCGCGTTCTCAAACCTCCAGGACAACATCGCCAAGTTCTTCGACTCAGTGGGTCGCGCTGGCTTCGCCGAGGAACTGGTCAAAATTATCAAGTTGTTCACCGAATCCGCGAGCGGTGCGGATTCGCTGGCGTATATCATCGGCAAGACCCTCGCCGGAGCACTGGCGACAGTCACCGCGATCACGAAAGTATTCCTCGACAACCTGACCGGAATCAGCATCGTTCTCACCGCGATCACGACCGGGCTCATCGCCTACAGCATCGGGCTGGTCGCGACCAAGTTCAACACGATCGCGGTCGCGCTGGCGACCGGCAACTGGTCGCTCGCGCTTGGCAAGGTCAACCTTCAGATGCTTTTGCTCGGAGGCAGGATCATGTTCACGGTCGGCCTGCTCGCGCTCATGCTGCTCGCGGTCGAGGACCTCGTGGGATTCCTGCAGGGCAAAGACTCCATTCTGGGCGACACGTTCACGGAAATGGGCGTGAGCGGCGACGAAACAATCCAACTGCTCATTGGTGGTCTGACCGGCTTGATGGTCGTGCTGCTCGCCCTCGCGGCGACAGTAGGCCTGCCGTTCATTGTGATCATTGGGTTGATCGGTCTGCTTATCGGATTGATTTACTATCTTTCCACGGTCGGCATTGACGCCATCATTGCGGCGTTTGAGAACTTTGGTGCAGCGGTCGGCGAGACCCTCGACGGAATATGGTATTTGCTGAAGCCGTGGCTCGATGACATGGGGACCAAAATCAGTGAATGGGCATCGTCAATCTGGGACCCGGTGTCTGATGCGTTCAGCAACATGATCGATGAGGTGGAGATGTTTTTCCTTCAGCTCATTTCGCTGATCACCGACGAGATCGCGGACGTCGGCAGAAGCATTGGCGACGCAGCATCCAACCCGCTCGGCTTCGTGGCCGACCTCATCGGAGGCGGCGCGGCAGACCCGGGGGTCGACGCCGGGCGACGCGATGCGCAGGTCAACAATAGTCGGTCGGTGGCGGTCGACGCCTCAATCCCAATCACGATTCAAAACAACGGCACGACGGTCGCTGATAACGACGCGCTCGCACAAGACCTTGAAAGTAAAATCGGGGGTGCTCTCGGCCGTCTGTTTGGGCGAACAGCACGCGATCTCGAGGGAGGCACCGACTGATGATCACGCTACTCCAACCAATCAGAAACGCAGGCCCACGGGTCCAAGACGGATCGGGCAACGATATCTTCGTTCTCGACGCCTCGCTCGGCGAGTCACACGACACCAGCGGCGACCTCACCGACCACCCGGTTGAGGATGGGTCGGTGGTGACAGACCACCTGATTCTTCGACCGTTCGAGCTCACGATCACCGGCTTCGTCACGAACACTCCGACCGACCCGCAACTCGAAGCGGCGGCGCTCGAGCTGGCGAACCAAGGCGGTGTTAGCACGCGAGTCCAGGCGACGTATGGAATCATGCTCGAACTGCTCCGACTCGGCGGCACGCTTACGATTGATACGGGCCTCAAGACTTACGAGAATATGATTCTCACCAACGTCTCAGTTCCTCGAGGCGTGCCGACGCAGGCGATCCGTCCGCAGCTTAAATTCAGACAGGTCACGTTCGCCTACACGCAAGTGATCGATGTGCCGGCTGACCTGCTCGCTCCAGCGAAGCAGCCGAGCGGCGAGACCGAATCCGACGACGA